AACCTTCGCTTGCCAGCGCATTGTCAATCACCTTGGCAATGCGGCTGTCTGTGTCTTTACCACTGGGGTCATACCAGCGGTTTGAATGTAACCATTCAGTAGCGTTTTGCTGAACCACCTCAGTCGCAGGGCTCGGCACGTTGTTGCGGGGCTGTTTAGCCTCTTCCAACTGACGCTGTTTAAGCATTTGCACCTGCGCCAACTTTGTCTTGGCGTTGTGGAATTGCTCCATGTACTCCATTTGCTCGGCTACGTTGCCCGCCTGTGCGGCCTGCGTTGCCTTCATCTTCGCGTACTCTACGCGCGTGGACTCGTCTTCCAACAAGCGGTCGATCTGTGCGAACTGGAATCCTACTGCGGCGTTTTCCACTTGGGCCAACCGGCGCTCAAGGGTCTCGTTGCGGCGTTCCAGCGAACTGATCTTATGTTTTGCGCTTACCTCGCGTTGCTTCGTCAGGTCCTTCTTCAGGCGTCGCTCTTCACGACGCGCGGCTCGAAGGGCCTCTCTGTCTTCTTCGGTGTCACCCTCAACATTGCCGCCTTCGGCAAAGCTTTCTGTGTCATCGTCACCATCGTCGTTTGACGATGCTGTGTTATCTTCTGTGCCCTCAAACGGGTCTACGTGATCGTCCATGGCGGCTAACGCACTGCCATCGTCACGCTCTTTAATGGCGATGTCTTCGCCAGCTTGCATTTCTGCTTTTTGCACTGATTTCATAACGAAATCCTTTATTCAACAAATGCGGGGAACATAGTCCTCGCGGTTTCAAAATTATCAATTGCACAAATAACCTCGCGGTCTTGCAAAATGATAAACACAACCTCGCCGTCGCCGTGTGGTACCGCCCAGCGGTCACCGCCGTACTTGATCACACGAACAAGATCTCCCAGTTGTACCCACGGGCCTTCTGGCCACGTTTCAAGGGTGCTAAGATCTCTGTATGCCAAGGGGCCTACTGCTACCACCTTTGCAATCACCTCGTTCCATTTTTCGGTGGCCTTTGTATCACTTACTAGAATGATGCCGCCTTTTGAAACGTCTTTGGCTTTTCGCAGTTGGACTACGATTCGGTTGCCTTTAAGCTTGATTCCCGGATCAACTGCCGGAAAACAGTCGGCTTCACTCCGACCATCCACTTGGTACTTACTCTCTGTCATTGTCAGATTCCTCGTCCTCTCGCAGGACACTGTTGATAATATCCAAAGCCTCTTTCAGACCTTGGCCTCTCCCTACAAGCTGGTTGTATTTATCCCAGCTATCGACCCCGCTCAAAACGCCGTTTTGTAAAAACTCAACAGCTTCTTTGATCCTAAAGATCGATTCATATAACGGGTCTTTCATCAAAAACCCTCCTTATAACTAAGTACACACAAATGTGTGTACTTACGCCCTAACTTATTTCTTTAAACCGCGACTATTTACGGGCGGTACTTGGTACAAGGGTGCGGGTGGCGCCATTTTTGAACCAGAGGGACCTTTTTCTACTGGCGAGCCGGGGCCGCCTGCATAACCGGGTTTGCCGGTGATCTTGTAGTTCTTGCGAAAACCCATGTCTTGATTGCCTGTTGCCATTTTTATACTCCTGTTGGTTGTTGTGCTTGTTGGACCGCTTGGGCCAACTGTTGTTGCGCTTGCATCGCCGCATCGTGTGCACGTTGCTCTTCTGCTTGCGCTTGATCTAACCCATGCTTACGCAAGTCTGCGTACGCTTGGCTTTCTGCTTCCAACGCAGTCATCTCTTGTGAATGCTGTTGTTTAACCTGTTGCGCGCTCAACGCTTGGTCGGCGTTGATCGTTGCCACACGCTCTTTGGAAGAGTTGTTGATGTCGGCAATAGCCACCTTGGCCGCGTTGTCCTGATCGGCCAACTGTTGCTGTAGTCCCATCTTGGCTTGGATCTCTGCCAACTTGGCCTGCATGTCGCGCACCTTGTCTGCCATCTCGGCCTGCATCTTCTCGCGCTCCAACTGGAATCTGGCCTGCGCCTCTTCTGTCTTGCGCTTTGTCTCGGCCATCTGTGTCTGGATGAGTGCCTGAGACGTTGGGTCTGCCATCGCCGCTGACTGCATCTGGGTCTGCTTGGCCTGTTGCATCTGTTGCACCAACTGCTGAATAATTGGCGTGATGCCCTCGAATGTCTTCTGCGCGTCTTGGTTGACCAACTGCGCGGCCATTGCCAGCGCCTCTTGGGCGGCTAGGTCCAGCTTGCGCTCTTCGTTCAACTTGAACGAGTCTTTGCCACCCGCGGCGTGTGACACGTAGTTGCGCATCGACTGCAAGTAGTGCAGTGTCAGGTGTTGCTTGATGTGCTCCAACATCAAAGGCGTCACACCGGGGCCAATGAGTGGGTTGCCGCCGTACGCAGGGTCCATCATGTACGCCAAGTGCACCTTCAGGTGGTCAATGTGGCTCTGGTCTGGGAACGCGGCCGCCGCGTGGCCCATTGTCATCTGAACGTTCTCCAGTGCAGGGTTGCTTTCAACCGAGCCCTGTGGGTTAGGCATGACCTTCTCAATGTCAGGCACCTTCATCAACTTCATCACGCGCATGTGCGCTTCCCGCACGTTGTACAACTGCGGCGCCTTGTCTGCCAACTGCATTACCAGTTGAGCCTGCGTCAGGCGCTGTGTTTCGCTGAAGATGTTAGGGTCAGAGATCGGGCTGACGTCTGAGTTGTCTTCAAAGTCCTCAACCGCGATCTCGGCACCGGACTGGTTGTCCATGTCTTCCAAGTACCAGTGGTTGATACGTGACAAGACCTGCAAGCTCTTAGCCTGACTGCGGTGCAGTCGCGCGTGAATGCTTGAGAATACTTTAGAACCCTGCTCGATCAACGCCTGTGTTGTGCCAACTGGTGTGTTGCTACCCGCGTCGGCAATACGGCCTTCGCTGGTCTTCACAACACCTTTAGCCGCGTCTGTTAACCAACCTAACAGGTTGTACAGCACAGAAGACGGTGGGTTGAACGGCAGTGGCATGGCCAACTTACGCACGTCGTCCACGCCGGGTGAACCCTCGATCTCTACGACCTGAGTTGGTTCAATGCGGTCTGTCTGTCCACCAATGCGTCCGCCTTTTAGCTTCAACATTGTCTGGCTGTTGTTCACGTGCGCTGAGTCCATCAACGCGCGCAATGAACCAGTCAGTGCCGCTGAGAGGCCACCAATCAGGTGTGGCATACCAATCGCATAAGCGCCGCGCCATGGAATAAACTTGTACTCGACCATCCAATCCAGCTTGCGCATGCGCAGGTCACCAGACTGCCAATTACGGTACAGTGCAACCACCTTGCTTGAAATCTCGTCCACCGTCATAACATACGGCGCACGTGCGCCTTTTGTCAGAGGGTCGTCTTCCAAACGCAAGAACGCGGTAATTTCGTACACGCGGCGCAAACCGTCTACGTTCTTCGTTGGCTCTGTTAGACCTTCAATTTTGTCGTTGGCCTTTTTAGACTGTGTCTGGTTCTCAGGCAACAGGTCAGAGGTGTATAGCTCAATGTCGCGGTACTCACCAACTTCGATACGTTGCTTGAACATATCTTCGGTGATGTCTTGCTGTTCTGTAACACGCGCGGCTGAGTAAAAATTTGTAGACGCAAAAGGCAACAGCACGTTGTCAATTGGAACCCACTCTGGCACTGGGCGGTTCAGGTCCTTGTCCCATCTCCATTTGAGATACTGTGAGCCGCCAAGGGGAAGCTGTGTAAACAACTGCTCCATCTCGTCGCGGTACTCTTCAACCTGCTCTGTCAACTGCCAGTTCAGGAAGTTGGCTTTACGTTGTGCTGTGTCCAAACGAGTTTGGTCAGCCTTGCCCTTGATGTACGTGCGCACCAATCCGTCTGCCGGCAACAACTCTTTGCAGGCGTTTGCCGCAAAGTCCACACAAGCCTCTGCCATGATGGGGTGAACCACCTTGGACGCGCCGTCGAACGTTGCGCCACCGGGGGCGTCGTTGCCCAGACCTGTGCGGCGGATGCCCTCTTCATACTGCTTGTCACGCTGTTTGCGGGACTCGCGGTCCACCTCAATCAGGTCAAGGTACTCAGACGCTAAACCGTCAAGGATGGACTCGTCCATCTCTTCGGCCAAGTTGGCATAGAACTCTGGGTTCTGTGAAGGCTTCTCCACCTCTGTCATGTTTACCACAACAGATCCATCTTCCAACTCAATGACCTCAGACTCTACATCGTCAATGTCGATGTCAAGCGCCTCGGCCAAATCTTGGATTTCTTTGTCCGTGTCTACTTCTTTCGTTGTCTCGTTTTCAGCGTACGACAACGCGGACAGGTTACCGCCCTTTTGGAGTGGAATGATTGGTTGCATTATTGGTTAAAGCCTTTGTATGCTTTACGAATTGGTCCTACGAGAGGCAGTGCGCCTAGCGCGCTCATGGCCGCTCCGCCGTAGTTGCCTTGTCGGTAATTTTGTCCTGCTTCAGCGGCAAACATTGGTGCTTGCATCATGGCAACAGCGGGGTTAGCAAAAGCGGCAACGTCCATTGCGCCCCAACCTCCGGGGATGTTGCTTGATGGGCCTCCAACAATAGTGTCTGCCGCACGTCGTGCAATAGGACGACGAATGCCTACTTTTTCAAGCATGCCGCTTCCTAATGATGAAATACGTTCGCGTGGTGTTGGTTCGTACTCAGACATTCTTGGCTCGCGCGCCTCATATTCTGTTCGTGCCTTTTCGGCGTTGCGCATCATCACTTCGGTAAGTGAATCTGGAAATTGACTGCGACCTTCACGAATGTAGCTTGTTAATTCTTCCATTGAAGGTTGTTGTTCTTGTGTGTAACCACCGCCTGCGTAACCGCGGACCATCATCTCGGCCTGCATGTCGCGTGGAGAGTACATCATGCCGCCTGCGGCTTTACCCTGCACCGCACGGCGGCGCTTGTCTTCCAACTCTTGCATCTGCCAGTCTTGCGCAAACGGTGCGCGTTGCTCGGGGGCTGTGTCCAGCAAATAATCGCGCTGGTGTTGTGCTTTCCAATCATCTGGGTGCTTAGTCACCACCGTCTCTGGCAGACCAGACATGCGGGCCTCGTCGCGCCATGATTGCATCTCTGCCGTTGCGGGGCCACGGCCCTGCACAGGGCGTTGGGCAATCGGGTTCATGCCGGTGTAGTTGTGGCGCATGGGGTTGATCATTGCGTTGATCGCGTTCACAATGTCTTCTTGGTCTGGGTCAATGCCGCGGGCTTTGAAGTCCGCAACCACCTTGTCCACCAAGGCACCGTGCTTGCCCAACAACATCTCGTCTGTCAGTTTGTCCAGACCGGGGGCTTCCATTGACGCCGCGCGTGTGGCAAACGGCTCGCTGGCGCTGGTCATCTGCGGAATGTCACCCTCGGTCATACGAATGGCATCAAGACCACCCATTGCGTCGTCTGACAGGTCCATCGCCTCTTCACCCAACTGCTGGCGCGTTGCCAACTCTTCTGTTGAGGGTGTGAATGACTTGTTCCATGTGCGGTTGCCTGTGCGGCCCGTGTTGGCCATCGACATGAACTCGTCTTCAGGGAACGCGTTTAGAAACTGACCCTTGGGGTATGCACGCGCCTTGATGTTTGCGGGTGACATACCAAACTGGCTTGGTAAATCTTGGTAAGGACCCACTGACTCGCGTGTTGCTACACCCTTGGCGCGCTCTGGTGTGATTGTGCGGCCTTCTGGTGTTGTTACCGCTTGATATGGACGGCCTGTTGCGTCAACAAGCTGGTTTGAGAACGGTGTTTGTTGTTGTGTGCGCGCCATCGTTTGTGGTGCGTTGCCTGTCGGCTGAGAAAGGGACCGAATGTGGTCCTCTAGCTGTTTTACTTCTTCTGGTGACGGTGGTTTGCCCACCGCTTTTGTATATTTGCGAATTGCGTCTTGAATTCGGCTTGCAAACTGCTCAACCACGCCAGTTTTACCGCCGGTACCGTAATGAGGGATGCCTGCTTGTTCGTACATCATTTGTGTCGGTGTTTTAATTGGATTAAGCATCGTAATCTCGGTTTTTCAAAATTTTGTTGTAGTTTTCAAGGTCGCCGCCCTTAACAATGTCTTTCAACATGCTCCGATACCCTGCTCTAACCTTGCCCCAGACAGAATATGACTCGCTTCGTCCTCGGATATAGCGACACATCTGACAACCACACTGCCTGATCTCTTTTGCGTGCGATGAACTGTGCATTCAAGGGGCCTCCTATAACCAATCACCCATAAATGAGGGTGTTTGTGCCCGAAAATCACGCGGCGTAGGGGTTATTGACCCTGTTTCGCGCAATATCATCCGCGTGTGCGTAGTCTCGCGCCGGCAATGGGTCTAGTTCAAGCCAACCTGAGTCGCGCAGGACCCTCAGAGCCTGTGAAAGTGCGTCAACGTAGTCGTCGTGGCCTTTAGCTTCGGGGAAAGAACACACCTGCCTGATGAAACGCTTGGCCCAAGGTGCCACCTCACCCGGATTTTCTGGGTCCTCTGGCACGTACACCCGGCCTTTTGCAATCAGAGGCGCCACAATGTTCATCCTCTGCACCTTGTCGGCTCTTCCGGGGTTGTATGACCTTACCGGCAGGTGCGCGGCCTGTAGTTCTTGAATGAGGGAGATACCCGCGGACTTATCTTCCATCAAAATCAGGTCCGTTTTCTTGCCCTTGGCAAAGGTGTTGTCCGCGCCGTACACAACTTCCTTGTAGTCCTCGATCACCTTGCGTCGTAACTCAGGGTACGATAGGTGGTTGTCCCATGCGTCCAGCAAAATGCAACTTGTCGCAAAGTCGTCTTGCTCGAACACACCTAACGCGATGCACGCGGTCGGGTCGTTGTGTGTCTTTTCGCTGGTGGCTGGGTCGTACGACACCAGCACGTACTCCAAGGTCGGTGTTGGTTTGTGCGCGGCCCAACTCTTAAACCATTTACGCTTGACAATACCCGCGTTCTCTGGGTCCAAGATCTCGCCGTAAATCTCCTGACGTCCTAGGTCTGTGCCCTCGTAGGCTTCAAGTTGTTTGAAGAACGTGCTGGAGAGGTTTGACCTGTTGTCGTAGCTGGAGGCTCTTGACACGTACACGTCACCGCCGACCTTGCCCTCGTTCAGGTCTGTGATTAGTTCCAGCGGCTTGGGCGTGGTGGTAATGATCGACTGTACCCTAGCAATGCGCGGGTCTGTCAGTCGCAACGTGAACTGAATCTGGTCGTACGCGTCGTCGATGTACTCGAACGCACACAACTCGTCTGCCCACATGCCGTGCCACTGTGTACCCCGGAAGCGCTCTGGCTCAGACGCCGGGATGCCGCGGATCATGCTCCCGTTCTTGAGTGTGAGTTCAAACAGTGACTTGTTGTAGTCCTTGATCAGCGAGGAGGGTATGATGTTCAGCAAGCCTGAGTCACCCTCGAAGCACGTTGCGCGAATGTCGTTTGATGTTGGGGCTGTTACCAACCAGCGGGTCTTGTCGTAGATCGCCGCCCTTAGTCCTAGCCAGTTGGACGCGGTGTGCGTCTTGCCCGAACCTCGACCGGCCAAAAGTAAGAACGTGTCATACTCCCCGTCCTCTGGCTCTTGTTGGTGCGGTAGTGCCGTTAGCTCCCACCTCACACGCCACAGGGCTAGGTCCAGTTGCTCCTTGGGCCATCCCTTGTTCTGTTCTGCAAAAGCCTTGAGTAGTTTTTGCTGTGTGTCGTTCATAGGCATGCTTGCAGGTACTCCAGTGCTTTTTCCATGTTTTGAACGTTGTCACGGAACGCACCGAGGCCCCTGTTGCAGTTAACACACAGTAGCCCCCTCACCTTGCCGGTTGTGTGGCAGTGGTCAATGTGGTATTGTGCCACCTTGTTGGCGCATATTGCGCAACACCCATTCTGTGCTTTTTCCATGGCCCAGACTTGCTCGGGTGTTAGCCCGTACCTGCGTTGCCAGTTATCCGCGCGTTTTTGTTCAGACAGTCGGGCCTTTTTTTCGGCCGGCATTTCTGCACGCCGTTTCCTTTGGTACGCTAGTACCTTGTCCCGGTTTTGCTCGTAGTAGGTGTTCATAGGCATACTGTCAGGTACCCTTCGCTAACTAGAAACGTGTTGTTGGGGTCCGCAGTCTTGATGTGCATGCAGGGCCTAATGTCCACTTTGGTAACGTGGGTAATCCTGCGCATCTCTTCGTACTGGGGTCTACGCACAGGGGTCTGGTCTTCGACCAGTTTGAGGTTGGTCCTAAACACCATGTGGTACTGGTGTTGGTGTTGTGCTATCTCTGTGCGTATGCCTAGGGACTCTGTCAGGTTGTGGATTGACCTGAACAGCCTAAGGTCCTTGATGTTGAACCTGAACTTTGCCGAGATGCGGCTGTGGCATTTTGGCCGTGAGGCACATACCCCCCGGAGTATAGCCAGTCGTTGCTCAAAGGATCCAAACAAATATTCTTCGGGAATGTGGTCTGGTATCTTGCCGTATGCCTCGATCAGCTTGGAGGTTACGTGGGTGCGCCTGTCCCTGTGTGGGTCCCCTATCCACATCCCCATGTCGTAGGGGTGGAGGGGTAGCGGCTTGGCGCTTGGCTTAATCGGGTAGCACGTTGGCATCCTGCACCAGCCCGTGTCTATGGTGGCTAGGTTCTGTGGCGCGTAGATTGGAAGGCTGTACTCTTCTCTGGGCGGGACCTTGCGCCCCCACTTGGACAGTGTGAGGAATATCTTGCTGTCGTACACCGGAATGCCGGTACGGCTATCCACTACCAACGTCAGGCCGTCCTTGGTCCAGATCTTATGACACACCACCGGCGTGTACTCCTGAACAGAAACAACCTTGACGGGCAGGCCCGTGTAATCAAAAACCTCATCCCCGGGTTTGATAAACCTCGCTAACTGCCATCCGGCAGTGGTGGGAATGGGGGTACGTGCGTCGATTCCCATGTCTAACCCTAATTACCCATGGATGTGGTTGTTTGTGCCCCAGTTTAGGGTGGGGGGTATATGACCCAAAAATCGGTGTTTTGTTCAGGGTGTCGGGCTGTTCAGTCTTTATTTATTATTTTAAAAAAAAAAAAAAAAAAAAAAAAAAATAAAATATAGAGATATGACCCCGACACCCTGAACACCCTGAACAACATGAGTACTTAGGTATACAGTTTTGAAACTATGAAGGTTAGGGTGTCACAAATACCCACACTGACAGCAGGGTCTATATACCCCCGGGGGTATATTTGTAAACTTATACGTTAACAAATAAAGTGTTTTGTTAACCTATATGTAAAAAAAAATACAGAAATTGCAAAAACTTGCTGTCTGTGGGGGCCCCCCGCCCGGGGTGTCGGATGGGACCCTAAATGGGGTGTCGCTAAAAAACAACGCCCCCTCATACCCTACGGGGTATAGTAGCATACCCTACGGGGTATAGTACC